AGTCCCAGGTTGCCCTCCGTTATTTGAAGCTCCACCTCCAGAACAACCAGCCCGATTTACAGTAGTAGTTCCTGACGACCCCCTATAACCTCCTGCTCTAACATTTTCCGAACCATATAAATCACCTACAGAACTATTAAAAACTGATGTTGTAGCACTTGTAGAAGCACCTGCTCCTTGAGAACCTCCACCACCCGACGAAGTAGGTGTAATTGTAGTAGTAGTAGAAGCTGTTGTTGTCGTAAAAGTATAAGAAGAAGCAACACCACTTCCAGCAACCGTAGTTGAACCAGCACCTCCTCCACCTCCAGTGGCAGTAATACTTAATGCCGAAGCAGACATCATTATATTAGCGGTTAAAGCAACAGTAGTAGTTCCTCCTACCGTCCCTGTTGCTCCTGCTACTGCTCCACTACCCCCATTACCTATAGTAATTGTAGTAGCATCAGGAAGAGTTGCTGATGATAATAAAGGAAATCCTGTAATTTGAATACAGCAACCAGCACCGCCTCCTCCTCCAGCGACTAAACCATTACCAGAACCACCTTGACCGCCTCCTCCTATAATTAACATATCTATTTCTGGAACAACATTATTACCAAACGAGGTAATAGTAAATGACCCATTACTTAAAAAAGTGTGTGAAGTGTAGCGAGTAAAACCTTCGTAATAAGTATTAACAACACCACCAGTAGCAGACATATTTGTAAATGGTGAAATCCATTTTAGAGCACCTGTTACACTATTATTACAGCTTAAAATTTGTCCTGTTGTTCCTGTAGTTGATAAACTATCCATTAATGCTATAGGTTTAACATAATTACCAAATATATCTAATGGAACACCTAAAGTCCCACTATTTCTTACTAAAAATCTTATATGAGCGTTCATAGATGAAAATGTAGGGTCATCTATAAAACAACCTATATTAGCATAAATCTCTTCGTTAGTTGTTAAACTGTTGCCTTTAAAATTAATAGAAACAAGTTCGTCATTAGAAGCAACCGCACTATTATCTTGGTAGAATTCTAATGTTGCTCCTACATTGTTATTATCAACAGAAACTAATTTTAACATAGGAAAGGCGTTTCCCGAAAAACCATTTTGTTCTATTAAAACTTTACCATTACCATCTAATTCAAGTTTCAAATCGCTATTAGAAGAAGATTTAAAACTATCGCCTGATGTTTGTATAATATCAGTTCCACCAGTCGTATTACCATAAGTTAAAGTTTGTTGTAATGTTTGACTACCACCTCCTCCTCCTGATGTTAATGATAGATTATGAAATGCTGTAGCAAGTGTATTACTTGCTTGACTATATAATCCTAATGTTTTTGATGTCATTTTATAATTTGTGTATATATTATATACATAATTTAAATATGGATAAAATTAATAAAAAAACAATAAACAAGTTTGTTAAGGAACTTACACCTAAACAACGACAAATTGCTTACAAAAAAGTCAAACAATTAGAAACTATTACGACTACTCCTATGGATAATTTCCAAATTGAAAAATATTTACCAAATGTCCCTATTATCTCTTATAGTGATTTACCTAAATATTCATCAATAGAAGACATATTGCCTCATAATAATTCGTATGCCGTTATTCTTTATCAGAATAGTCCTAATAGCGGACATTGGACGGCACTATTTAGAAAAGACAATAAAATTTATTTCTTCTGTTCTTACGGTAGTAAAGTTGATGAGCCCCTAAATTGGATAAGTAAGCAAGCAAATAAAAAATTAGGTATTAATGCTCCTTATCTTTCAATACTTCTTAATAAGACAAAAATGCCTGTATTGTATAATACAATAGAACACCAAGACGAAGATAGAAGAGTAAGCACCTGCGGACGCTTTGTTGTATATTTTATAAAGAGTATGTTAAACGGACAAGATTTAGGGGATTTCAATAAAAAAATAAAGGCGTCAGGATTACCTCCAGATGTGTATGTTAGTGAAAAGATTTTATAATGCTCTACCTTTTCTAATTAAATATAAATAATCATCATAATCACTATAATATTTTTGTATTATCTTATTATCATTACAGTCTATAAATTGTTTGAATTGTGATAATAACTCTAAATCTTTGTCATCATCTATAGCGATATTTAAATCGTCAAGTATATTAACAAATACAGATAATATAGAAGGTTCTATATTGAAAGAACTATAAGTGTAATGTAAATATTTATTATTAGTGGTATTGGTAATGATACAGTTATAGATTTCATCATCTATTTTATCATATGATAGAGTAAAAGTATTGTTAATATACTTTACGATATTGGTATGTTTTGTCTTAATGGAACTCATTTTATTTGTTTTCAATACTCTAACAAAAATTATTTTTTTTTTAATCAAATTTTTTTACCTTTTACTTAAAAAAAATATTTTCATCTTTTTTAAGTATTTTATTATATTTTTTCTATAACTTCCTTACAGATAGGACATAAATGATTAGGATTTTTATATAAACAGTCCTTACAAAAGGCGTGTCCGCATATAGTAATATTTAAACGAGATATATTACCATATTCTTCACAACATATAGGACATTGACTATCAGTTTCAAAGAACTTATTATATGTATGTCTTGCTAACAGTATAAACTTACGACTATATCGTTTTAATTCTTCTTGTTTGTCTTTATAAATCTTATTTAAGCGTATTTCTAAATCTCTCTGTTGATTAGAGATTTTATGATTGATTAAAGCAATTTTAGAAAATAGAGTATTACCTATCTGAATATCAATGATTTTTTTTATATCTTCGTGATTTAATGAATTAATTTTGTTAATAGCATCTCTTTCTAACTGTTTGATATATCTATCAGTTAAACTATAAATGTCTTCTAATGACACTTCACTTTCAATATCAATAACAGGTTCAGGGTCGTTTGATTTCTTTTCATCATCAATAACAGGTTCAGGGACGATATTAAGTTGTTGTGTATTTAAATCTCTTTCTATATGAGTTTCATTAAAATACTCTATAGATTTATTAACGAAATATCCGTCAATTACACTATCGTCTCTATCAAACAGACTAACAGTATCTACTCTACCATTACCAATATCATCAATATAAAATCTAAAATCATCATCTAACACTGTCTCATATAATATATCGTTAAATTGCCCTACACCTCTCCAGTATGTATTATAGTTAGTAGTATTAAATACATAAAATACATTTCCATCTCTATAACCAACTGAGAAATAACTATATGTATGTCTATTTTTTAAAATACATAGATATATTTGTCTATCGTTAGTTAATCTACTACTCTTATACAAGAAAGGTATATATCCTCTTGTATCAAGTTCGGGGTATGATTTAGATATTTTTAATTTTTTTTGTCTTCTATTATCAACATAAATTATAAACTCGTTATTTTGTCTATCATAATTCATATCAATATAATTTATTTGGTTATTCCAGTTCATTTTATTTGTTTTCTATATCTTATAATATTAAATTATTTTTATATCAAATTTTTTCACTTTTATTTTTTAATCAAAAATGTAGAAAATGTAGTTATTTTTCCAAACTATTTATACAAGTTTAAATTATTAATTCATTTTTAAAAAAGTTCGTTTTTTATCTACATTAACTACATTAACTTTCATCTTCTTCTGTCATTAATGAGATATAGTGTTCTGTCATATAAAACATAGGATAATTACGGAAGACACAAGCCCATCTTGTCTTCATTCTTCTTATTTTCTTAATGAGTTCCTTATTCATACCAAGGTAGTTCTCAAGCATATAAGTTGTCTGTCTGCCTACTCCTGAATGAGGGAAATACACGCACCAGTGAGCTTCATTTAAAACACGACGAGTAAATTGTCTATCTGTAGGTAAATGATTAGTTATTATACAACTTATACCTCTATCACCTCCGTGAGTATGTCTACCTACTTCTAACACTTCATTCATAACCTTAACAACTGCTTCTCTATGAGCCTTATTCTTGATACAATCTGTATCATCAAATATCACTAACGAATTAGTAAGGTCGCTCATTTGGATAGGGTCTTCTAACAAATTATCTCCTATTAATATTCTTTTAGGTTTGATACTATCTAATGACGGGTCTTCTGTTAAATTACTAAACAAAAATATATCTCCATCTTTAAATTTCTTACGCCATTCTTCACAATACATACGGGTAAATGTTGATTTGCCTGAACCTGATGCTCCGCATAAAAAGCCAATAGTCCTTTCTTTTGTTGTATCAGGTATTAATTGAAAACGCAGATTGTCAGGAAGAGCCAAACGACTAAATTGTTTATCAACTTCATCTTCATCTTTATCGTCGTGTAAAGAGATAATCTTATTCTTCCATTTTGGATTGTCCCCAGTTATCTTTGCTACAGGGCGTCCTACTTTATCAAGGTTAAACATAGTATCTTATATACTCTTATCATATAAAATATTATGGTTATACATTTATTTTTTTTTCATATATTCATATTTTTTTCTTATCCTACTGTTTCAGAGGTTAGTTCTATCAATAATGAGTTAGGATTACCTGTAGAGAATAGGAAGGAAAAAGTATAATGTTTAGTAAGAAATGCTCGTAAATCTCTTAAAAAGTTCCAGAACTCTTCTCCTGTCCTTGGACTATGAAATATAATCTTTCCTTCTCCTCGGTATGCTCCTGTATGTGATAAATACATATCTAACACAAAGTCATCTTCAACATAACTCTTAATATCAAAAGAACTGTTTGTTGCTCCTGCTATGTGAGATGGTATTTTCTTGTATAATAAAAAATCGTATATATTAGTTTCCATTATTTTTTCTTATTGTATATGATATTATGATATTTTATTTTTTTTATTAGGTTTCTTTTCTATTTTTATAGTTATATTTTCAGGCGAAGAGATTGGATTGTCATTTTTTATATAATCTTTCTGTTGTCCTACAGAGTGTCCCATTAATTCAGCATCTTTCTTCTGTTCGTCTAATACTCCATCATACTTCCCTGAAAGATAGATGTGTCTTAACATACTACTACCTATGTTTTTCTTAAATATGCGGTTCAATACCCTCGTTATGCTGTTAATTTTGTCAAGCGGTTTTCCATCATATTTTATAAGAAAAGGAACAATCGTCTTTTTGTTAATTTTACTCTTGCCTATTATAGGGTGAGATTTTAAATATAGCAATAATGTTTCCATTAACTTTTCAGGTATTTTAACTATTTGTTGTCCGTATTTTTTAGAAGTTTTATATACATTAAATACAAACTCTTTCTTATCTAAATCCAGATAGTTAGTATCCTTACTCATACCGTCAGTTATAGACTTAACTACCATCATTTTACCGTAATCTTGATTACGACGAGGCGGTAATTCTATATATAATGACATTATGACACATTGTAATAGAGCATCATATTCCTTTTCTGTCAGTTCCTTTTTATCAGTAGGAACTTTAGAAGCAATTTCATTATATTTATCTCTTACTTCGTCCCAACTTAACCAGTTTTCTTCTTGAGTATCACTCTTCTTCTCGGTAGGTTGTTCTCGTAAATGTTTGTTAAGGTCATTCATCATATCATAATAAACCTTGTATGTCTTTTGTAATCGTTTATTACTATCTTTTACAGCATTTAAGGTTGATACGATACTAATTAAAAAAACTCGTTGTGTATTTTCCTTATAATCCTTTAATCGTTCTTTAATGTCGTCTACTTTTGATAAGAAAGTTAGGTTTTTAAGGGGTTTGTTGTTGTTAAGGCGTTCCAAATTGCGTAAATAAAGATTGATAGAATTATCACTTAATTCACGACGCTTTAATTGTTCTCTCAATTGTTCTCTGAAATCCATTTTTATATATATTTATAAACATAGATTATTTTTATATAATTACTGTAAAAAACAAGAATGTAGAAAATGTAGTTTTTTTTCCATTTCATTTTAACAAGTTTAATATTTCATTTCATTTTTAAAAAAGTTCGTTTTTTATCTACATTAACTACATTAAAATATTTATCGTTCATTTCTTCTAACTTTTTCTTCTAAATTTTCTACTCGTTTAATAATATCTTGATGTTCTTTCATTATTTCTAAAGCATTCATCACTTTTCTACCAGCAGATTTATAACCTTTCATAACAGTAAAAGGTTGTCCGTGATTAATGTAAGACTGTTTTAAGCGTTCTTCAATAGTCGGTTCAAAGTTATAACTTTCCATTCTAATATATATTATATAACGATATTTTAAAAACTATCTATTTTACCTTTTATATATTCTTTTGCTCTGTATTTTAAGAACTGCCAGTAAGGCATTAACATATAATCATAGATAAATCTACCTACATCTGCTCCTAATCCTTGACCTACTAAATATTGGACTGTAGCCCGTTTAGATGGTTTCTTTCCAGCACTAAAACGGGTTGGATTTAATAGTCCCATATCTTCTAATTTAGTCTTTAATGAAATACCACTATTGGCGATAAAATGGATTAATTTATCTTTATATTTATCTTCTTTTACGGTCTTTAATGCTTCTAACATTTTATTATCTGCTTCACGGGTTAATCGTGCCAGTTCGTCTTGACTTGCTCCTTCTTTCTTTTTTTGTCCTATATGGGCGTATGAAAAATCGTGTTCCTTGCATATTGAGTCGGTCGCCGAGGTTGGTGCTCTATCAGTTGATAGGTCGGTAGATGGTCCACAATACTCAGCAATGCCTACTCCAAAGGGATTTCGTTTCAATCTATTATAAACATTAACTAAACTATCTTTTATGCCTCCTCCTTCATTTTTTAGTTCTCCATAAATAAGACTTATCTGCTTATTAACAACTTTGGTTCTAAATGATTTAGGTATGAATTTAGTTTTTGGAATATTGCGGAAACGAAAAGAATGTTTTGTCTCCCGAAAGAAATGTTTTTTTGCTTCTATAAAATTACTTGCTAATCGTTTTGCTTCTTCTAATGTTATTGGTTTATGAATTACGACTGAGTGTAATTCTCCTTTATTATCATCACCTCGTCCTTTTAATCGTTCTTCTGATTTACTTATATAATGGTATAATTCTTCAAAATCATAATAATCACGACCATTTATTTCAATACGAAAATCAGGATATTTCTTTTTAATAATTCTTAATATTTCATCAGGGGTTTTATCACCTCTTAATTGTCTAAATCGTGATTTTAATATATCAACAACACGATTAATAAATGTTTGTTGTCTTCTATTAAGACTATCTGTATTAGTATTCCATTCTTCCTTTCTTTCATCTGTTAAACCTTCACGATATTCTTGTTTTAATCCTTTAAGTTTAACAGA